CAGGCGTCCTACGCCACCGAGCTCTCGCAGGGCTTCGGCCGCAAGGTCCGCAATCTGGTCAACGGCGACCTCTACCGGGAGATATTCCCCGAGACGTCCCTGTCTACAGACAGCGCCGCGGCTGGCCGCTGGAACACCAACAAGCGCGGCGAGTATTTCGCGTGCGGCACCGGCGCGGGCATGACCGGCCGCGGCGCCGATCTGCTGATCATCGACGACCCCCACAGCGAACAGGACGCCGATTCCCCGGCATCGTTCGACGCCGTCTATGACTGGTACATGGCTGGTCCGCGCCAGCGCCTGCAGCCGGGCGGCAAGATCATCATCGTCATGACCCGGTGGGGCGACAAGGATCTGACCGGTCGCCTGCTGGACGACATGGTCAAGAAGCCCGGCGCCGACCAGTGGAAGGTGATCGAGCTCCCCGCCATCCTCGACGAGCACACCGAGCGCGAGCGCCCGCTGTGGCCGGGCTTCTGGTCGATCGAGGAACTGCGCACGCTGCGCTCGACCCTGCCGCCCCGGCGCTGGTCGGCCCAGTACCAGCAGCGCCCGACGTCCGACGAGGGCGCCATCGTCAAGCGCTCTTGGTGGCGCGAGTGGGAGTTCGAGAAGCCGCCGCGCTGCAGCTTCATCATTCAAAGCTGGGACACCGCCCACACCGAAAGCACGGCGAACGACGCCTCTGCCTGCGTGACGCTTGGTGTTTTCACGTCCGCCAACGAGAAGGGCAAGGAAACCGCCCAGATCATCATCCTCGACGCATTCGAGGAGCGGCTGGAATTCCCGGAACTGAAGGCGCTGGCCAAGAAGGAATATGCCCGGTGGAAGCCGGACCAGATCCTTATCGAGACCAAGGCCTCCGGGCTCCCGCTGGTGCAGGAATTGCGCCGTTCCGGCCTGCCGATCTCCGAGTTCTCGCCAAACGGAAAGAAGGGCAAGGCCGACAAGACGGCCCGCCTCAACTCCATTTCCGACCTGTTCTACCAAGGCCGCGTCTGGGCTCCGTCCCACAAGCGCTGGGCCCAGCGACTGATGGATCAGGTGGCATCGTTCCCCTTCGGAGACTCTGACGACCTGGTTGATGCGCTATCGGGCGGGGTGATCCGGCTTCGTGCCGGCCACCTGATCCCTTTGGGCCGTGAAGCCGAGGACGAGGAAGACCTGCACCCCGCCCGCCGCAATCAAGTCCGGAGGTATTACGGATGAGCACGAACGTCGACAAGCCGCTGCAGGTGCCCCCGTTGGACGATGAGTACACCGGTCTGGGTTCCTTTGATGTCGAGGTGGATGGCCCCGAGGAGGAGAACTTTGAAATCGACCTCGACGGGCCGGAGACGGAGCACGCGAGGTTCCCCGACCAGTTCGACGGCGAGTTGTCGGCAGCGCTGCGCGACAGCGACCTGGGCAGCCTGGGAAGCGACCTGCTGGCCGCCTATGACGCCGACGAGATGAGCCGGTCCGAATGGACTGAGACCTATCGGGAAGGCATCAAGCAGCTTGGCCTGAAGATCGAGGAGCGCAGCGATCCGTGGCCCGGCGCGATCAGCGTGCGCAGCCAGCTGATGCCGGAATCCATCGTGCGCTACCAGGCCCAGATCATTCAGGAGATCTTCCCCGCGGCCGGCCCGGTGAAGACCAAGATCATCAACAAGGAGACCCGGGAGCGGCTGGACCAGTCGCTGCGCGTGCGGCGCTACATGAACTACCTGCTGACCGAGCGCATGCGCGAGTACCGCGCCGAGACCGAGAAGCTGCTGTTCGGCCAGGCGCTCGCCGGGTCCGCTTTCCGCAAGGCCTATTTCGACCCGGCCCTGAAGCGCCCGTCGGCCATGTATGTGCCCGCCGAGAACCTGTGCGTCGACTTCAACACGTCCGACCTGAACACGTCGGAGCGCTACACCCACCTGATGACCCGGTCGCCGAACGCGATCAAGCGGCTGCAGAAGTTCGGCTTCTACCGCGACGTCGACCTGTCGCCCATGCCGCAGATGCAGAACCCGGTGGCCGACGCAAAGTCGGAGCAGACCGGCATGGCCCCGGCGGCGCACCACGACCAGGTGCTCAATCTGTGCGAGATGTTCGTCGACTGGGAACTGGAAGATGACCCGCTGGTCCCCGAGGACCTGGTCGGCCTGGCGCTGCCCTATGTGGTCACCCTCGACAAGGATTCGGGCACCGTGCTGTCGATCCGGCGCAACTGGAAGCAGCAGGATCCGACCTGCAGCCGGCGCCAGCACTTCGTCCACTACCCGTACATCTACGGCCTGGGCTTCTACGGCTACGGTATGGCGCACCTGATCGGCGGCAACGCCAAGGGCGCGACGGCGGCGCTGCAGATGCTGCTGGACGCCGGCACGCTGGCCAACATCCCGGGCGGCTTCAAGTCGCGCGACCTGCGGATCATGGGCGGCGACAAGGGTGTCATCAAGCCGGGCGAGTGGCGCGACGTCGAGACCACCGGCGCGTCCCTGCGCGAGAACCTGGTGCCGCTGCCGTACAAGGAGCCGTCGACGGTCCTGTACCAGCTGAAGAAAGACCTCGAGGAGGACGGCAAGCGGTTCGCATCGCTGGCCGACATGAAGGTCGGCGATATGTCGTCGCAGGCCCCGGTCGGCACGACGCTCGCCATCCTCGAGACCCAGTACAAGGTCATGTCGGCGATCCAGGCGCGCACTCACGCGGCCCAGAAGGAGGAATTCAGCATCCTCCACGACATCATCGCCGAGGATCCGGAGCCGTATCCCTACGAGGAAGACGGCGACAAGGCGCAGGACTTCAACGGCGAGGTGGCGGTCATCCCGGTCGCCGACCCGAATGCCGCGACCATGGCCATGCGCATCGTCCAGGCGCAGGCAGTCCAGCAGCTGGCGGCCACGGCGCCGCACCTCTACGACCTGCAGCAGCTGCACCGCGATTTCCTCAACGCCATGCAGTATCCGAACGTCGAGAAGGTGTTGCCGATGGCCGACGAGATCGCCCCGGCCGACCCGGTGTCCGAGAACATGGCGATCATGACGGGCAAGCCGGTGAAGGCGCACCTGTATCAGGACCACCAGGCCCACATCGCCGTGCACATGGCGGCGTCCCAGGATCCCAAGATCATGGGAGCGCTCCAGAACAGCCCGAACGCCCAGGCGATCATGGCTTCGTTCAGCGCCCACGTCGTCGAGCATTTGGCCATGGCCTACCGCGCGCAGATCGAGAAGGAGATGGGCGTCCAGCTTCCGGCCCCTGGCGAACCGCTGCCCGAGGACGTGGAACTGCAACTGTCCAAGCTGGTGGCCGAGGCCGCCGATCAGGTGCTTGGTCGCAATGTCGCCCAGGCGCAGGCCGAGCAGATCGCCCAGCAACTTCAGGATCCGGTCGTCCAGCAGCAGAACCGGGAACTTGGGATCAAGGAGGAGCAGGCGCAGCAGGCCCGCCGCCGCGACGCCGCCCGACAGGAACTGGACACCCTGAAAGAGCAGAACCGTCACAGCACCGAAACCGCCCGGGTCGGCATCGAGGCGATCCGCGTCGCCGGCGAACTCGACGGGTCGGCCGAGGAGCGGGCGATCAAGGAATCCAGCGGCATCGTCACCCAGGGCACCAAGATGGCCGAGCGCCTGATCGAGCGCCAGACGATCCTCGACAAGGAAGCCTACCGCTCCCGGAAACCGAAGGCTGAGTGATGAGCATCGAAGTCAAGCTACTGAAATATCTCGACGAAAAGCTGTCTTCCTACGGACCGAAGATCCTTCGCGGCAACGTCGCGGACTTCGCCGAATACAAGGACAACGCCGGGTACTACCGGGCGCTTGAAGACGTCCGGGCTGAATTTGTCGACCTGTGCAAACAGGCCCGGACGCAAGACGACGACGCCGACTAGGCGCAAGGGACGCCAGGCCCTTTCCTGGCGCAGGAGACCAACGTGAACACGAGCATCGCTGACGCGATCACGCCGCCGGCCGAGGAGCCGGACATCGACCTCGAGAACCCGCCGGAATTCATTCCGAAGCCATCGGGTTACAAGCTGCTGATCGCCATCCCCAAGCCGGTGAAGAAGATCGGCAGCCTCTACATCCCGGAGGACCACGCCGACAAGCTGTCGATGGCGTCCGTCGTCGCGCTGGTGGTCAGCATCGGCCCCGGCGCCTTCCGTGACGGCAAGAAGTTCCCGAACCACGACCGAAGGTGGTGGCAGTTCTGGAAGCCCAGCTGGCAGGCCCGGTGCGGCGTCGGCGACTGGGTAATCGTCCGCACCTACAGCGGCACCCGGTTCGGCATCGGGGGACAGGAATTCCGGGTCATCAACGACGACCAGATCGAGTGCGTCGCCGATGATCCCACCATGATCAGGAGGATCGCGTGAGCGCTCAGGAACAAAACGGAAACGACGACTTCGAGATCCACGAGGTCGATGACGAGGACGTGGACATCCAGGTGGTCGACACCACCCCGGAGCAGGACCGCGTCCGCCCGCGCAACCCGAATGCGAAGGAAGATGACGACCTCGACAGCGACATCGAGGGCATCTCCGACAAGACCCGCAAGCGCATCGGCAAGCTGAAGTACGAGTACCACGAGGAGCGCCGCGCCCGTGAGGCGGCAGAGCGCGAGCTCGAGGAGGCCGCGCGTCTGATCCGCACCATGCAGGGTCAGCAGGTCGGGCTGGTCCGGCGCGTCGAGCGCGACCAGTCAGCGCTGGTGGAATCCCGGATCCGCGAAGGGCAGTCAGCCCTGTCGGCCGCCGAGACCGCCTACAAGAAGGCCTACGAGGCCGGCGACAGCGATGCCATGGTGGAAGCCCAGAAGGCCATCTCCAGGGCAACGCTCAGCCTCGAGAGCGCCGAGGAGTGGAAGCGGACCTACGAATCCGAGACCGCTCGCATCGCCGAGGAGCGGGCCGCCCAACCCCAGCAGCAGCCGCAACAGCAGCCGACGCGGCAGGCTCCACCCGACCCGACGGCCGAGCAATGGGCGCGCGACAATGCCGACTGGTTCCAGAAGGACGAGGAGATGACGGGCTTTGCCGTCGGGCTCCACCAGCGCCTCATCAAATCCGGCATTGACCCCCGTAGCAATCCGGATGAATATTATGGGCAGATCGACACGCGCATGCGGCAGGTCTTCCCCGATCACGATTGGGGTGATGACCAGCGGGCCAACAAAGGCCAGCGCCGCAGTCAGCCCTCGAGCGTTGTTGCTCCCGTTTCGCGTGGGGGAGCCCAAGGACAACGCCGCACCGTGACCATCACGGCTGACCAAGCACGCCTTGCACGAAAACTAGGGTTGTCCAACAAGGATTACGCCGAGGCCTATCTCAAGGACTCCGGCTCCACCGGTTGGACAGAGGTGGAGTAGACCCATGGCGACAGAACGCACAGCACGCGCCGCCGACGCCCGCGACGGGGAAACCCGCGCTGCCGAGGAAATCAACTGGCGTCCGCCGTCTCTCCTGCCCGACCCGGACCCTCGCCCAGGCTACGTTCACCGCTGGGTTCGCTACGGCCTCGCCGGCGCGATGGACAGCAAGAACGTCTCCGAACGGCGCCGGGAATACTGGGAACCGTGCAAGATCGAGGACTACCCCGAGTTCGGCCACATGGTCATGGACCACGGCGACAAGGCTTCCGGCAACATCGAAATCGGCGGGCTCGTGCTTTGCCGGATGCCGGAGCGGATCGCCGCGCAGCGCCAGGCCTACTACGACCGGCTGAACCGCAACCAGATTTCCGCCATCGACGACCAGCTGAAGAAGGAAGAAAACCCGGTCATGCCCATGCTGGCTGAGCGGGCGACCTCCTTCAGCGAACGCCAATAGCTCAACAGGAGACCCCCATGGGTGCTACATCACGTCCCTTCGGCGCCAAGCCCGTGCAGGTTGCTGGCGCCGGCTACAACACCGGCGGCTTCCGCACGATCGCTATCGCGTCGGGCTATGCCGCCAACATCGGCTTCGGCGACTTCGTGAAGCTGGCGTCCGACGGTACGATCCAGAAGGACACGGGGACGACCACGCTGACCCCCATGGGGATCTTTGTCGGCTGCGAATACACCGACCCGAACACCAAGCAGAAGCTGCAGCGCCAGAACTGGCCGACCGGCACTGTGGCGGCGGATGCGGTGGCCTTCGTGGTCAACGATCCCAACGCCGAGTTCCTGATGGAAGCTGACGAGGCGCTGGCCCAGACCGCCGTCGGCAACAACGCCGCCGTCGTGCAGGGCACGGTGGACTCGGTCTACGGCATTTCCCGCAATCAGCTGGACGCCTCGACCATCAACACCACTAGCACCCTGCCGCTGCGCATCCTGGGCTTCGTCGACGACGGCATCAACCAGCCGTCCGACAGCTATCCGGTCGTGCGGTGCCGGTTCAACAACCACCAGCTGACCACCCTGACTGGCGTGTAAGTCGGTAACTAGGAGCAACGACCATGGCAGCCATCTCACGCGCCCAGCAGGTAAAGCAGCTGGTCCCCGGCCTGAACAAGCTGTTCGGCCTGGAATACAAGCGCTACGCCGACGAGCACACGGCCATCTACGACGTGGAATCGTCCGACCGTTCCTTCGAGGAGGAGCAGGCCCTCTCGGGCTTCGGCGCCGCCCCGGTGAAGACGGAAGGCGACAGCATCCAGTACGACACTGGCCAGGAAGCCTACACCGCCCGCTACAACCACCAGACCATCGCCCTGGGCTTTGCGGTGACCGAGGAGGCCATGGAGGACAACCTCTATGAGTCCCTGTCTGCCCGCTACACCAAGGCGCTGGCCCGCGCGTTCGCCTACACCAAGCAGGTGAAGGCGGCGGCGTGGCTCAACAACGGCTTCTCGTCCTCGACCTATCTGGGCGGCGACGGCAAGACCCTGCTGGCCACGGATCACCCGCTGGTCAACGGCGGCACGAACAGCAACCGCCCGACCACGGCGGCGGATCTGAACGAGACCTCGCTCGAGGCCGCCACGATCCAGATCGCCGCCTGGACCGACCAGCGCGGCCTGCTGATCGCGGCCCAGCCGCAGAAGCTGATCATCCCGCCGGCGCTGATGTTCGTCGCCGAGCGGATCATGAAGTCCGAATACCAGCCGGGCACCGCCAACAACGACATCAACGCCATGAAGTCGATCGGCATCCTGCCGGGCGGCCGCACGGTCAACCACTGGCTGACCGACACCAACGCCTGGTTCATCAAGACCGACGTGCCGAACGGCATGAAGATGTTCCAGCGCGTCAAGCTGGCGACCAAGCCGGACGGTGATTTCGATACCGGCAACTGGCGGTACAAGGGACGTGAACGGTATTCTTTCGGTTTCAGTGACCCTCTTGGTATGTTTGGAAGCCCCGGCGCGTCGTAACCGACATGACCGCGGAGGCCCTTCTTTCTCTGGGAGACAGAGCCTCCGCGGCTCCACCTATAGGGCTGCCTGAGTACGTTTGGGGCGAAATGGACAGTGACAACGAATCCTTGATCATCGACCGCAACCTCGCCGACGCCATCAACCGGATCGGCCACGGGCTGCAGGATCTTGTCAAGGAGGTCCGGAGCTCGACGGACCGGCTGATCAAGGTCGAGGCCAAGTTGGACCGCGACATGGAGGTCGAGGAAAACCTGAAAAAGCTGGAAGCGGCTTTCCAGGCCCAGGCCGTCGAAATGGCCACCTTCAAGGCCCAGACCAAGACAGTCGGCACCATCGCCGTGATCGCCGTTCCAGTGATCGTCCAGCTTATCTCACGGTTGCTACAATGAACTGGGACCGCTGGCCGAACTTCACCGAGGCCGAGTTCCGCTGCAAGGGCAACGGCGAGTGCCGCATGGACGAGGATTTCCTCGACCGCCTGCAGTACCTGCGGAACCGCTTCGGCCGGCCCATGCCGGTCACGTCGGGTTACCGGTCGCCCGAGTACAACGCCAAGGTCTCCACCACTGGCACCGCCGGCCCGCACACCACGGGCAAGGCGGCCGACATCCGGGTCAGCGGCAAGGATGCCTACGACCTGATCAAGCTGGCGATCGAGGCCGGGTTCCGCGGCATCGGCATCTCCCAGAAGGGGGCGCACGCCAGCCGCTTCATTCATCTCGACATGGTCGACGCTGGTCGGCCCACTGTCTGGTCCTACTAGGAGGCCACCATGGGTATTCCCGCTCAGTTCACCAACGGCGTCAACATCGCCAATGTCGGCGAGGCGCTGTACCACTTCGGCATGCCCGACCCGACCAAGTGGCACGTCTTCTTCGACGATTTCGACCGCTATGTCGTCGGCGACTGGACCATTACCACGACAGAGGCGGGCGCCGGTTCGGCCACCGAGGCGCTGGCCGATGCCAATGGCGGTGTGCTGCTGATCACCAATGACGCGGCCGACAACGATGCTGACTTCTTCCAGAAGGTGGGTGAGAGTTTCCTGTTCTCCTCGACCAAGAAGATGTTCTTCAAGGCGCGCTTCAAGGTGTCCGATGCGACCCAGTCGGATGTGGTCATTGGCCTGCAGGTCACCGACACCACGCCACTCGCGGTATCCGATGGCATCTATTTCCAGAAGGATGACGGCGACACCAACATCGACTTCCACGTCACCGGCTCGAGCACCGACACCGCCAGTTCGGCCGTCGGCACGCTCGCCGATAATACCTACGTCACGGTGGCGTTCGCCTATCTGCCGACCGACCCGTCCCGGCCCAGCGACGGCGCCAAGTTCCTGGTGTTCATCGACGACGTCCTGAAGGCATCGGTGGCGACCACCAACGCGCCGGCGACCGAACTCACCGTGTCGTTCGGCATCCAGAATGGTGAGGCCGTCGCCAAGACCATGTCGCTGGATTACATCTTCGCGGCTCTGGAGCGCTGATAATGGCCCGCGAGTGCGTCGGCAAGGCGCTCATCCGTTTCTATGTGACGGATGACGTCAATGAAAAGGGCGAGGCGGTCGGCTTCAACGCCACCGTCGAGCACGAGGGCACGGTGCTGAACGCCAAGCCGTTCAAGAACCGCGACGATGCAATGGGCTGGCTGCACCAGCAGGCCACCAAGCGCGAGGTGAGGTTCTAGCCATGTCCCGCCCCATCTACTACTCGGCATCGCCCTCAGCGCTCGACCGCGACGGGATCTGTGCGTCGCAGACGCCATCAGGGGCGGGAGACCTCACGATCAACGGCGCGCTAGCTTCCGGCGGCGTGGCGACCATGGGCGCGGCACAGCATGTCACGCTCTACGGCGGCTCCGACGAGAGCGGCAAGACCTTCACCGCCTACGGAACCGATTATCAGGGCCAGGCGATCAGCGAATCCCGCGCCGGGCCCAACGCCGGCACAGTTTCGTTCTCCAACAACTTCAAGACCATCACCCGCGTCGCAGTCAGCGCCGCCACCGCTGGCGCGGTCGAGGTGGGCGTCGACGGCACCATGGAAACCCAGTGGTTCCCGCTGAACCACTACCTGTCCGGTGGTTTCAACGTCGGCTTCGGCGTCGACATCACGGGCACCATGACCTACACGGTCCAGCACACCTTCGAGGACGTGTTTGCCTCGACGTTCAACCCGGCGACAGCCAAGGCATTCGATCACGTTGATGTCAGCGCCAAGACAGCCGACGCCGACGGCTCGTATGTGAGCCCGTGCACGGCCATCCGCCTGAAATTGTCCGCCTTTACGTCCGGCTCCTTCAAGTTCAACATCGACCCTGCGGCCTAAGCCATGTTCGGTCGGCGGGGCATAAGCCAGTCGGGCATCTCGGCTGGCGGCATCGGCGGCATCCACGGGCCGAATGGCCCGTTCAAGTGGTATGTCGATGGCACCAGCGGCAGCGACAGCAACAGCGGCCGCAGCGCCGACGCCCCGTTCCAGACCATCGCCGCGCTGATGGCGGTGCTGGCCGACAACGACAGCGTCGGCATAGCCCGCGGGTCCGTCTTCACGGAGCAGCTGGGCGCGACGGCGGGCACAGTGGATGGTGTTCATGTCGGGGCCTACGGGCGCGGCGCCATGCCCATCTTCGACGGCCGGGACGTGGCAAGCGCGGGTGGCTGGACGAAGACCGTCGGGCTCACCAACGTCTACGAGCGAACCTGGACCCACGACACGGTGACCAGCGCCTATATGTCGCTCTGGGAAAATGACGTGCGGATCCGCTGGGTCTCCAGCACGGCCAATTGCGATGCGACCGCCGGCAGCTTCTACGCCGCCACATCGACTAGCGGCCAGACCACCGTCTACTATCACGCCACCGGTGACGCGGACCCGGCATCGAGTGGGATTGTCGTCAAGATCGCCAAGCGCGCACACGGCATCTGCGGGGCGGACGGCTGGGTGATCCGCGACATGCACACCAAGTGCACGCTCCACAATGACGGCTCGCTGAAGGTCGGCGACAACTGCGTCATCGAGGACTGCCTGTTCGAGGACGGCACCAAGCACAATATGTTCATGGGCGCAGGCTCCATTGCCCGCCGCTGCGGCGCATGGAAGTGCGATTGGCCCGAACGCTCCAACTCCACGTTCTTTGTCGGCTACGCCAACAACGGCGTCGGCCTTTCGGTCACGTTTGAGGATTGCTGGGTGCTCGGCGAGCAGGCCAAGCTGACCTACGCCATCGGCGCCGCGAAAGGCATGGACGGCTTCTACTGCCATAACGCCAATGGCACCGACATCTGGGACACGGTCACCTACCAGGGCTGTTCGGCCAAGCTGTGCACCATCGGCTTCTCGGTCGCGTCGGCGAGCCACTACCGCGTGATCCGGTGCAAGTCTGAGGCGGTCAATGACGGCTGTCTGCTGACAGGCCCGAACGCCTACGCCGAAGATCTGTGGGTGATGGACGGCGACACGACAAAGGTTCGCGCGGCCGTCCAGATCAGCGCCAGCGCCGTGGCGGTCATCGACGGCTTCCGGGCCTACACCTCGCGCGGCGCGGACAATCGCGGCGACGTCTACAACCCCAGCGCAGCGACCGTCACGCTGCGGAACTCGGTTATCTGCCGGGCGGCAGGCTCGACCGGGACGCGCTGGGGCTTCAACAGCAACACCACCGGCGGCGTCGCCAACATGAGCGGGTGCATCCTGCAATATGTGGTGACCACCGACATCGTCTATCGCCGGGTGGCCGGGGTGACGGGCGCCGCCGACAACAACAACTACTATCCGAGCACCAACAACTTCCAGGTCGGCGCCACGTCTTACAACGACTTCGCCGCCTACCAGGCGGCCAACCCGACGCTCGACCCGAACAGCACAACGCTGGACCCGCAGTTCACGGACCCGGCCAATGGTGATTGGACCATTGGCAACGCCACCCTGGCCGCCCTGGGGATCGGCCTTGACCGCGACGTCACCAGCAAGAACTACACGGCGGTCCCGAGCGAAGCGGTCATTGCCGCGCTCTAGTGACGCCGCGCGCCTGCCGCGCTAGAATGATCCCCACGCCACGGACGGCGATACGTCTGCAAACCTCAGAACCGACACCGAGGAACGCAGCATGTCCACGTCCGGAACCACCACATTCAATCTGGAGCTGATCGACCTGTGCGAGGAGGCGTTCGAGCGCGCCGGCCTGGAACTCCTCACGTCCTACGACTTCAGGACTGCCACGCGCAGCCTGAACATCATGATGCAGGAGTGGCAGAACAAGGGTGTCAACCTGTGGACCATCGAGGAACGCAGCGTCACGCTCGTCCAGGGCACTGAGGAATACAACCTCGCCACCGACGTCGTCGACGTGCTCGAGCATGTGATCCGCACCAATGACGGCTCCAGCAACCAGATGGACTATCCGCTGACCCGTGTGTCGATGGCGCGCTATGCCGCGCAGCCGTCGAAGCTGACCCAGGGCCGCCCCAACATCGTCTGGTTCGATCGTCAGACCACGCCGCGCCTGGTCGTCTACCCCGTGCCCGATGCAAACACCTACAAGATCTACTACTGGGTCGCGCGGGTGATCGAGGACGCCGGCAGCGACGGCAGCCTGAACATGGACATCCCCAAGCGCTTCATTCCGGCGATCGTGGCGGGCCTTGCCTACTACATCGCCATGAAGCACCCGGAGGTGACTGACCGCGTCGTCGGCCTGAAGACCGACTATGACGAGCAGTTCAAGCTGGCGACGGCCGAGGACCGCGAGAAGGTCAGCACCCGGCTGCGGCCCATGCGCTACGACCGGGGCCGCTGATGTCGGATGACTACGCGCTTGGCAGCAAGGCCAAGGGCATATGCGACCGCTGTGGTGTCGGATGGTCCTTGAACAAGCTGCGCTATGAGGAGGTCAACCGGAACCTCACCCATAGCCGCGTCTGCCCCGACTGCTGGGATCCGGACCACCCGCAATACTGGGTTGATCAGGTGGAGGTGGGCGACCCCTATCCGCTGTTCGACCCGCGGCCAGATACCGGAGCCGACGCCAGCCGGGGCGTCTTCGGCTGGAACCCGCTCACCGGCCTTGAGGCGACGATGTCGATCGGCACCGTTACCGTAACCACGTCGTGAGGGCCCTATGGCGCTGACATACGCGCAGTTGACCACGGCGATCGAGCAGTATCTCGAGAACACTGACGCGACCTTCGTCGCCAACATCCCTGTATTTGTGCGCCAGGCGGAAGACCGGATCCTGAAGGATCTACAGATGCCGCGCTTCCGAAAGTCGTCGACGTCGCCGTTGGCCCAGGGCAATCGGTACCTGGAACTGCCATCCGACTTCTTGGCCCCGTTCGCGCTGCAAGCCATCTCCGGCAGCACCTATTACGCGCTGGACATGAAAGAGCCCGAACTGATCACGGCCATGTACCCCACGACAACAAGTCAGGGGCGCCCCAGGGTTTACGGGCTCTGGGATCACAACACCATGATCATCGGACCGGCGCTCAACGCCGCCTACACCATGGAACTCCACTATTTCCATCGGCCCGAATCCATCGTCACCGCCAGCACGACATGGCTTGGCGACAATGCCGAGAACGCGCTGCTGTTCGCGTCTCTGTGCGAGGCGTACCTCTACGAGAAGGGCGAGGGCGACCTGCTGGCTGCTTACGAGAAACGCTACGCCGACTCGATCAGCCGGCTGAAGAACCTGGGCGAGGGCATGGCCCGCCGGGATGCCGCGCGACGGGGTCAATTCAAGAGGGAGATCACCTGATGAGCTTTTCCGTCGAAACCGGCGTACAGGCCGGAAATCCGGAAATCTGGATCACCAACGGCCGCCCGCACACGCCCGAGGTGTGGGCGGAACTGGCCATGCGCAAGCTGCTGTATATCGGTGACAGCGCACCGCCCGTGCTGCGTGACCAGGTGCGGGCCTTCAAGGACCAGTGCCAGGTCATGATCACCCACTACATCCGGCAGGCCATGGAAGCGCAGCGGTCCCACGATGCCTGCCTGGCCGAGGCCTCCGGGGCGGGTGAGGTGGGCGCGGTGATACGGCGTTTGAAAGTCTGAGTATGGGGCGGAACCGCCTCGCCAGTCAGCCCGTGGGCGACCCGTCCCCGTCTGACCTACGTCAATGCAAAGACTGTCGGCTCCAGAAGCCCTATGCCGACTTTTCGCGGCGCAAGTCGGGAGACCGCGCCGGCCACTACCTCAACCACTGTAAAGCCTGCGCGTGTGCTCGCCAGGCCAAGTACATGGCAACAAATAAGGCGTCCGCCTACGCTCGGCACAACGAGAAAAGGCGGACGCCCGAGTTCAGGGCCAAGGTGAGAGACGCTACCGTGGCGCGTTCAAAGCGCGCCTATTGGGCCGATCCGGAGAGGGCAAGAATGCGGGCGCGGGTATCTGCGGCACGTTATCGAGCCCGTAACCCCGGGAAGGTCTACGAGACCCAAGTCAAGCACAAGGAGCGCCACCGCTCGGAATTGAGCGCCCGCGAGCGAGCGCGCCACGAGTGCAGGCAGAATCGCACGCTGGGTATTCCTAGCCGGGCCTTCAAAACCATCTATGCGATGGCGGCGAGTTTGACAAAAGACACCGGCGTAGAGCATCATGTTGACCACATCGTCCCGCTTCTAGGGCGCACAGTCTGCGGCTTACATGTGCCTTGGAACCTTCGGGTCGTGCCAGCGAAGGAAAATCTCCGCAAGGCTAACGCGCTCGTCGATGAACTGGCAGCGGGAGACCTTCCATCGCTATAACCTCTGCGATTTGTACGTCGTTCAAGGTTGAGGCCCTTCAGGGGGTCCACAACTTCACGACCTCGACCGGAGACACCTTCAAGATCGCGCTTTACACCAGCAGCGCGACCCTGAGTGCGTCGACCACGGCGTATACCGCGACCAATGAGGTCAGCGGCACCGGCTACACGGCCGGCGGCGCCACGCTGACCAACGTCACGCCGACCAGTTCCGGCACCACCGCCTATATCGACTTCGCCGACCCCAGCTGGTCGACGGCGACGATCACCGCGCGCGGCTGCCTGATCTACAACTCGACGGACTCGAACAAGGCGGTCATGGCGCTCGACTTCGGCTCCGACAAGAGCTCGAGCGGCGGCACGTTCACAGTCGTCATGCCGACGGCGGATTCGACAAACGCCATCCTGCGCATCGCCTGAGCACCGTAGCGCCGGAAACCCACCGGCGGACGGGATCCCGCGCCGTTCGTTGAGGTCGCCGTGAATAACGCCCAGCTACACATTCAGGCACTCATCGCCCAGTTCGGCCCGCTGCCGATTCTGTTCGAGACGCTGGGCGTCCTGGTGGAAAGCCTCTCTGAAATAGACGGCATGCTGGTGATCGCGCTGTATGACGAGCAGCGGGACGTGCGGTTCGACTGGCACTATCCAAATCCGGAGATCTGGACCCCGGACCCCAGCGGCGACATTCCGAGATATGTGGAGCGCTCCGACGACATGGGGCGCGCGATCATCGAGAACGGCCAGCCGGTCCTTGATGAACTGATGGGTCGGATTGATCCGGTTGCCGTGGCGACCATCGAGTTCACGCGGCAAGTGGGGCTCTGGCGCACATGACGGTCCTCACGATCCGTCCCAATGTCAGCGCCGCAATCGGCTGGTCGCGGCGGGAAAGCGCTACCTATGCGACCGCCCTGTCAGGCGGCGGCACTGGGTCGGGCAATCCCAGCGCCGGGTCGCTGGCGGGCGGCGACCAGCTGTCCGGGGGCATCTACTATCTAAGCCAGACCCAGATGGAATTCCCGTTGACGAGCCTGCCGGCGGGAGCGGTGGTCAGCGACGTCACGATCGAGTGGACCACAACCACATTCAACGTCAGCGGGGGCGGCGGTCAGCACGTCCTGGGCTTCACTGGCGGTACAGTAAGCACCACCACTTTCGTCAACCAGACGTCCGCGCTCGCGTTGACCGAATATGGCAGCTTCGGCAGCACCGGCTACCACACCGGCAACACGACCTATCAGCTTTCACTCAATGCTGCGGCCCGCGCGGCGGTGGAGGCCAATGCCGGCGGCGCCATTGGCATCCTGTGGTGCTCCGACCGGTTCCTGACGGGCACCGCTCCGACCGGAAACCAACAATACTATATGTACTCGGATGATGATGGCACTTCGGGCCGCCGGCCCGCGCTGATCATCACCTACACCACCGAAACGCTTGTGACGATCACGGGCATCGAGGCGACAGCATCGCCCGGCTCGGTCACGGTTACCGGCGACGCCAGTGTCGCGGTGTCCGGACAGTCGGTTACCGCGTCTCAGGGCGCGGTCACCGTCTCCCTGGACACAACAGTCGACGTGACGGGCATCGCGGCCACATCCTCCCAAGGGTCGGTTACCGTTACGGGAGACGCCTCGGTTGCGCTGACCGGCGTCGGCGCCACCGCCTCGCCCGGCGCCGTGACCGCTGCAGACCAGATGGACGTTCTGGTCACCGGCGTCGAGGCGACAGCCACGTTTGGCACGGTCGATGTAACTGGCGATGCATCGGTCAGCGCGACCGGCATTTCCGCAACAGCTTCGGCCGGGTCGCCCACCGTCACCGGCGACGCCACTGTGGATGTCAGCGGCATTGGGGCCACCGCGTCCCAGGGCACCGTCACCGCCACGGATAGCATCCTTGTCACTGTCACGGGCCTGGCGGCGATGACAGGGCGCGGATCCGTCACCGTCGCCACGGGTGCGGGGGTTGCGCTGACCGGCCGCTCCCTTACCGCATCGGTCGGCACGCCGACAGTTACGACCGGCGCGCGCGTGGGCGTGACGGGGCTCGAGATGCAGGCTATATTTGGCGTGATCCCCGGCATCTGGGGAGAAAGCTCGACCGGCTCACCCGGCGCATGGACAGAAATCGCACCGGGATCTGGAACCTGGACAGAGATTGTCCCCGGCTCCGGCTCCTGGACACCCGTCGATACGGGGCTGCCATGAGGGTGACCGATGACCTCCAGCTATACTGATACCGGGCTCGAGAAGCAGGGCACCGGCGAGAACTCGGGCACATGGGGCGCGAAGGCCAACACCGTGTTCGATATGCTCAACGCCATGATCAACGGCGTGGTCGGCGTCAGCTTCGCGTCTGATGCCAACAAGACCATCACCGCCACGGATGGGTCGCTCGCGGATGCCCACAACCGCATCCTGCTGGTGACCAGCGGCGTCTCGCTGACCGCGACGCGCACGCTGACCATTGCACCGAACGACATGGAAAAACTGTACTATGTGCAGAACAACACCACCGGCAGCCAGAAGATCACCGTGTCACAGGGATCCGGCGCCGGCGTGACCATCGACAATGGCCGCGGCGCATGGGTCTATTGCGACGGCGCCGGAGCCACAGCGGCGGTTGTTTCGCTGAACAAGCTGATCCAGCTGGAGCGCCCGCGCCTCGCCGCCTATGACGAGCGCATCCAGGATCTCGGCACGATCAATACGAACCAGAACCTGGACCTGTCCCTTTACAACGTCTTCAAGTGCACACTGTCCGGGAACGTCCAGCTGACCTTCACGAACCCGCCGCCGAGCGGCTTCATGGGCAGCGCGACCATCATTGCCACCCAGGACGCCACCGGCAGCCGCACGCTGACTTTGGCGGGCGGCACCGTCAAGCAGTCGGGCAGCACCAGCGGCGCGATGGGGATCACCTCGACGGCGTCCAAGAAGTCGGTCGTCACGGCGTGGACCGATGATGGTGGCACCACCTATTACGCCTCTCTTGCCATGTTGAACCTATGATCCCGCTCGACATCTGCCTGATCAGCGCCACCCGACCCGATTACGTCGACCGATGCCCATGGCGCCGGAACCTGATCGAACGCGGCATCGAGTTCAAGGATCTGAATTACCACGGGTGCGACGACGACGGCCGGCAGGCCGCGCTCGACCCGCTGAACACCTGGCACGGCGAGAATCCTCTCACGCCGGCCGACTTGCCCTTCGTGATCTACAAGCTGGCCGTGCGCGGCGAGGACGAGCCCCGGGTGGTGATCCACCGGAAGCTGAAAGACCTGAAGGAGGACAACGTCCTTGACGCTGGGGATCTTTAGATTCAAGAGCATCGTCGCGGGCGGAAGCCAGACCTTCAACGCTCCAGGCAACTGGACCGCGCCCTCCGGCGTGACCAGCATCTCGATCAGCGGCACGGGCGGGCCTGGCAATGCGGGCAACCCGGGAAACAATGGCGCGGCTGGAAACGCAGGCGCCGCCGGTAACGCGGGAAATCCCGGCACGGCTGGCACGGGCGGCTCGCGCGGCAATGGCGGCACCGGCGGATCGGCGGGCGCGGGGGCAACGGCAAACGCGGTCGGCTCCGGCGGCTCCGGCTCTCCTTCAGGCTCATCGGGCGGGAGTCCGTCAGGCGGCGCGGCCGGCACCGGCGGCGCGGGCGGCGGCTATCCAAGCTCGAGCCAGTATGGCGGGCCGGGGGGCGACGGCGGCCAGGTGTTCGATCCCGGCCCGAAATCGTTCATCTACGGCTATGGCGGCGGCGGTGGCGGCCGTGGGTTCACCGGCAACTCGGGGGGCGCCGGTAATCCCGGGACGGCCGGCAATGCCGGTACAGGTGCGACATCAGGCAATGCCGGGTCGGCCGGCGCGGCAGGCGCGGCAGGCAACACGGGATCGTCCTCGACGGTCACGCCGACCTCGCCTGCTGCGCCCGCGATCTTCACCGCCCCGGGCGGCACCGGGGGCACGGCGGGTGCAGCCGGTACATCCGGCACGCCCGGTAATCCCGGCACCAACGGTGCAGCGGGCACGGCCAACGCGGGCAATCCGGGTAATGCCGGATCGCGCGGCGGCGGCGGTGGTGGCGGTGGTGGGTCCAACAGCGGCAATGCGGGCACGGCGGGTCAGGGGCCAGGGCAAGGCAATGGCGGCGCGGCGGGCGGTCAGTCGTCGGCAGGCACGCCAGGCAATGGCGGATCGACTGGCGCCAATGGCACGGCGGGCAATTCCGGCACGGCCAATCCGGGCGGAACAGGGACGACGGGGACGGCAGGCACGGCGGGCAGCGGCGCGACCAGCGGCAACGCGGGCAGCGCGGCGAACACGACAAGCAATAACCATACTGTTCCGGCCCTCTCCACCCACGCTATTGTTGTCCCGACAGGCGGGAGCGTAACCATTTCATGGTCGACACAGTAGAAAGCACCCACGACAGGAAGGTCGACGCGATCGAGAGCGCGCTCACGGCCATTCAGTGCGCCGGCGATCCGGAAGCGCGTCTGTTCGTCTGCCGGCGCCGGGACGGCTGGTGCCAGGGCGTGCATATGTGCGACGCCTGCTACATCGTCCACCCGGTCTCCGACCGCCGGAGCGCGCGCGAGATCTGCCGGGCCGCCAACCAGGTGAATTGATGGACGTATTCGAGGCGCTCAACCGCCTGCCCAAGGATATTCGGGATTGGATCAACTATCTGCCCCGCAAGATCGACGACAGCTGCATCTTGTGGCCGGAATCGACCCTGCGACAGGCCATCGAGAACTACAACAATGGGCTGGTTATCGACTTGGGCCGCAGGCCCGGCCGCAATTGAATTCCGCTGCCATCCCGACGACCTGGACGTGATCCCGGCGCCGGTATTCGCCGGAAAGCACATGCCCGACTGGTTCAAGCGCCTACCGCCCAAGCTGGGGCCGGGGCTGACCACCTCCACGATCAAGCGCTGCATGCCGTTTCTCGACGCCATGACCGCCGGCTGGGTCATCCCCCTGGCCGCCGATGTCGAGGTGATCACCGAGAACGGCGAGAGCAACTTCCGCTGGAATTTCCACCGGCCAATGATCGAGGCGCATAACCCGAAACAGATCGAGGGCATGACCTCGAGCCCGCCGGCCAAGTTCATGAACTACTGGTCGATCAAGGTGCCGCGCGGCTGGTCGGCGCTGTTTGTGCCGCCGCTCAACCGGCCCGACGAGAGGTTCACCATCATGTCGGGCATCGTCGATTGTGACCGCTATGAGGAGTTCATCAATTTCCCGTTCGTCATGAACAAACCCTGGAGCGGGATCATCGAGGCCGGGACGCCCATCGCCCAGGTCATCCCGTTCCCGCGCAGCATGGCCATCCGGACATCGGTGGTGCGCTCGTTCACCGCTCGGGAGCAGGACGACCTCGAGCGTCTGCGGCGCCAACGCGGGTCGCACGAAAGCCTCTACAGGGACAAGCTGCAGGTGCGCAAATGGTAGCCATGCCACCATCCCCGACCTATTACGGCAATCACCCGTATGTGTTCTGGGAGAACGGCTTCAGCGACGAGCAGCTGGCCGCCATCATAGAGATGGGCAACGACGCCGCGCAGGAGCCCGCCGTGGTCGCCGACGGACGCCTGGTGCCGGACGTGCGCGATTCCCGCACCGGCTGGATCCAGCCGCAATATGACTGGCTGGCCGAGGAACTGGTGAAGGCGGCCCGCAGCCTCAACGGACAGTATTACGGCTTCGACCTGTGGGGGCTGGCGGAACCGTTCCAGTTCACCATCTACGAACCCGGCCAGTTCTACACCTGGCACCTCGACGTGGGAGACCAGGGCTCGTCGCTGCGCAAGCTGTCCATGGTCCTTCACCTTGATGATCCGAAGGATTATGATGGCGGGCAGCTGCAAGTGCAGGTCGGCGACACGCCCATGGACTGCCGCAGCGATCGGGGCCTCCTCGTGGCATTTCCGTCATGGACCCTGCACCGCGTCACTCCCGTAACCAGAGGCCGGCGGCGCACGCTGGTCGTCTGGGTATCCGGACCGGCATGGAGGTAGCCCCCAATGAAGGTCTCCTGGAAGACCAAGCGCGTCATCCCCGAGCGCTCCAGCGTTGAAATCGAGTTCACCGGCGGCGAGCATTCGTCCGTCCTGACCTTTGACCTGACCGAGTTCGCAGACGAGAACGGCATCATCATCGTGGCCGATGCGCGTGAATCGTTCGACCGCCATGCCGCCGGCTTTGCCCGCGCGTGGGGACCGACCGTGCCGCTCGACATCTTCCAGATCAAGGAACTGGCGGGCATGAAGGGCGAGGTACTGGGCCCGCGGCCGAAGATGCCGCGCGTCGAGCAGGAGCTCAGCGCCTGATGCCCGTCCATATCCCCAAGCGTTCCGAGCACCTGATTGTCTGCCAGTCGGCAGCCAGCGAGGGCGAGGAATTCCGCGTCGCGCCGAACAACCAGATGATCGCCACCATGCTGGTCGACGGCCGGGTCCGGTACAAATTCTCCGACGGGGAACGAAACGTGAACCCGCCCGCGTGCATCCTGCTGAACGAGCCCGTGTCCGGCGTCTGCCTCACACCGGCCCGCTGGCTCTGCGCCATGGACCCGGACCTGCTGCCGGAGCGGTGGTCGGCCAGCATCGTCCTGTCGGCGGATGTCGCCGCGTCACCGAACCGGCTGCAGGTGCTGATCTGCGGCTGGGGTGACGGCACGTTCAACGGGGCGGCGTTCGGCTTCGGCGCGGTGATCAACATCCCGGCGGGCAAGACCTTCACGCTCGAGGGCAATGCGGTGTTCCTGCGATGCTCACGCCCCTAGTCTTCAAGCCCGGCATCTACAAGGAAGGCACCGATTACAGCGCCGAGGGCGGTTGGATTGACTGTGACAAGATGCGCTTCCGCAAGGGCATGCCGGAGAAGATCGGCGGCTGGCAGAAGCTGTCGACCACGGCACTGACTGGCATCTGCCGCGCCATCCACACCTGGTCGGATCTCGACGGCTTCATCCGGTCCGGACTGGGCACACACCTCAAATACCAGCTTGAGGAAGGCGGCCTGTTCTACGACATCACGCCGCTGCGCAAGACCACGAACCCGCTGGCGAACAATCCGATCGCCACCACAAACCTCTCGTCGATCGTCACCATCACCGATGTCGGGCACGGCGCCGCGGTTGGCGACTATGTGACCATCTCCGGTGCGACGGCTTTTGGAGGCATCGCGGCGGGCGCTCTAAATCAGGAGTTCGTCATCCTGACAGTGCCGACGGCTGACACCTACACAGTCGAGACGGGCGATGCCGCGAACTCCACCACGACCGGCGGCGGTGCGGCGGTTGTCGCGGCGTACCAACTTCCGATCGGGCTGGCGGACTTTGTCGCCGGTCTGGGCTGGGGCGCAGGTACATGGGGCGGGTCTGTCGGCTGGGGATCGGCGGCAACGGTGTCGATCGGCGGCACCCAGCTGCGGGTCTGGAGCCACGACAATTACGGCGAAGACCTGCTGATCAACCCGGCCGGCTACGGGATCTATTACTGGGACGCCTCTGCCGGCACGAGCACGCGCGCTGTCGAGCTTTCGACCATCGGCGACAGCGGTGACACACCGACGGCGGCTAACCTGATCATGACCACCGACACCCGCCAGGTGATCGCGTTCGGCGTCACGGACATCGTGACCGGCATTCTTGATCCAATGCTGGTGCGCTGGTCCGACGAGGAGCGCCCGGCCTACTGGACCCCGGCGGCCGACAATTCGGCGGGCGGCCAGCGCCTTGCCATGGGATCGCGGATCATCGCCGCCCAGAAGGCGCGCGGCGAGAAGCTGGTCTGGACCGACGCCGCGCTCTACGCCATGCGGCCGGACAGCGAGTTTGTCTACGGTTTCGGCGAGCCCATCGCGCAGGTTTCCATCGTCGGCCCCAATGCGTCGGTGATGACGGACTCGATCGTCTACTGGATGGATCAGGGCCAGTTCTACCGCTACACCGGCCGGGTCGAGACCATCGACTGCACCCTGCTGGACTACGTCTTCTCCGACATCAACCTGACCCAGGCCTTCAAGATCACCTGCGGGCACAACGCGGCGTTCGGCGAGGTCTGGTGGTGGTATCCGTCTGCCGGGTCGGACGAGAACGACCTGTATGTGGTCTACAATTACCGCGAGAACCTTTGGTATCACGGATCCATGGAGCGCACCGCCTGGGATGCCAGCCGGCTGCGCAGCAACCCGATCGCCGCCGACGCCACCAGCTACATCTACTACCACGAGCAGGGCAGCAACGACGGCGATACGGCCATGCCCGCCTACATCGAGAGCGGCGACATGGACATCGGCGAGGGCGACAGTTTCTGGTTCATCGACCGCTTCGTCCCCGACCTGAAGCTGGACGCGGGTACGGTCGACGTCGAAATCCGGGGCAGCGACTGGCCCATGACCACGCCGTCGCTGCGCCAGAGTTTCACCATGAACCAGACCCAGAGCAGGCCCCGCGTGCGCGCCCGGCAGGTCCGGATCAAGTTTTCCTCCTCAGACCAGTCAGCCAAGTGGCGGCTGGGCAAGGTGCGCATTGGTGCGCGCCAGGACGGCCGCAAGTCATGACCGCATCCCGCACCCGGCGCTCATCGTTGCAGATGCCGCCCGAGAGATATGACCGGACCGAGGAGCAGCAGCATCGTCAGGGACTCGCTGCTGAACTCGACGATCTTCGCTCACGCCTCGAGGCGGTCGAGGGGTTGAAGTCGACGCGGGTGTCACTGGCCGTGCGCCGGATCATGGCCATGCCGCTGTTGGGAGAAACCGGTTGACCGACGTCGTCAAGAACCTGGCCCAGAGCAATCCGGCGGCGACGACCAGCACGGACCTCTACACGGTGCCGGACAGCACGGTGGCGACGATCACATCCCTGTCGATCTGCAACCAGAACGCTGGCGCCGGCACGTTCCGGGTCAGTGTCGGCGTCGCTGGCGCGGTGCTGGCGAAGAAGCAGTACCTGTATTATGATCATGCCATCGCCGCCAACGACACGGTGCACATCGTGATCGGCTTGACGCTAGGCCCCGCGGACGTTCTCCGGGTGTACGCCAGCAACGCCGATATGTCCTTCAACCTTTCTGGTGTTGAGACGCGCTGATGGCGGCAAAGGCAAAAGACTACAAGGCAATGGCGCGCGAGCTCGCGGCGAAAGGCCGCGGCGACGACCACCTTCTCGTGCATATGACCCCGGCCGAGGTGATCGCCCTGTCCAGGATGGGCGGCGATCACGGCGAGATGACCTTCAATCCCGACACCGGCCTGCCCGAGGCGGGTTTCCTGAAGTTCCTACTGCCCCTGCTGGGCTCCATCGCCATGCCGATGCTGGCGCCCGCGTTGGGTATCACGTCGGCGCTGGGCACGGCGGCGCTGGGCGGCGTCGGATCCGCAGTCGGGACGAAGGTCGCCGGCGGCGACTGGAACCAGGCACTGATGAGCGGCATCATGGGCTTTGGCGGCAACATGGCGCTGAACAAGCTGGCCGGCATGGGCGGCGCCGGCGTCACGCCGGGCGTCGATCCGTCCGCAAGCGTGCAGGGCCTCACGCCGTCTGCGGGCATGATCCCCGGCGGCAGCGCTCCGGGCATGAGCGATCTGATTTCCGGCAATGTCTCAACGGCGGCCAATGCGGCCATCCCCGGCGCGCAGGGAATCATGGCGGCAATGCCGTCGACCGTAGGTGGCCGGCTGGCGGCGGCGGGTGCAAATCTGACGGGCGACAATCTGTTGAGCACGCTGACCTCCAAGGCGGTCGGCCTGCCCCTGCTGATGGGTGCGGCCGGACTCGCCGGCTACCAGCGGCCCGCGAAAAAGAAGAAGGGCGACGTCATCGACACGGCACCGGTGCTGACCCATCCGGATTTCGTGCGCGAGAGCATCTGGCCCTACGAGGACAACAGCCAGATCGGCTTCGGTCCCGAGCGGGTTCAGTTTAAGCAGACGCCGTGGGATGACTACTGGGCGGCCCATGGCGGCACGCCGAAGCAGTTCGCCGAGGGCGGCGACGTCGAGGGTGACGATGGCAAAAGCCACCACTGGGGCACCAAGGCACTTCTGTCTGGTCTGGGCGGCGGAATCCTGGGCGCGCTCACCGGCATCGGCCCGATGATGGGCCTGATCCCCGCGCTGGGGTTGGGCGGGGCCAGCATCTACGAGAAGATGCGGAACGATCACCGCACGCGCCAGGACCAGATCCGCGACGCCCAGACCCAGGCCGCATCCCAAGCCGCGCAGCCAACCGTGGCGCTGGCCGAGGGCGGATTGATCAGCCCGCAGATGCCCATCCGCCCGATGGCAGACCCGCAGGGTCTTGGTCACCCGGGCATGGGGCCGGCCGGCATGTATAGCCGCTTCGGCGGGCCGCGCGGACCCGTTCCCGAGACGGGCGGTTACCCGAGCATGGGCTGGTTTGGCCGCTCCCGCATGATGAGCCCGATGAACCGGGACACGGCCCCGTCGGGCATCGGCGCGTTCATGAGCCGCATGCCGGTGACGTTTGCCGAGGGCGGTGTCGTCGGCAGCCAGGCCCACGAGGCGGCGCTGGCGCAGGTTCGGCAGGAAGCGGCGGCAGCGCTGATGGGCCAGAACCCGCGGCCGAACGTGGCGATCCGGCGCTTTGTCGAGTTGTTCGGCATGCCCGCGCTCGAGCAACTGCAGCAGCAGATCCAGCAGCAGTCGGGCGGCGAAGGCCGCATGGTCAAGGGTCCGGGCGGCGGCATGGACGATGCGGTCCCGGCCCATATCGACGGTCAGGAACCGGCGGCGCTGTCCGACGGCGAGTTCGTCGTCCCCGCGGACGTGGTCAGCGGACTGGGCGACGGATCGAGCGATGAAGGAGCACGCAGATTAATCTCGATGATGAGCAAAGTGCGGCAGCGCCGGACTGGGTCAGCGAAGCAGCCGAAACCGATGCACCCGAGCGTCATGCCGGCGTAGCGGTTTCGCTGGTCCCGCCTGAAGGGGCCGCGCTGATCTGGGACCAGGTCGGGCCGCTGCTGGCCAAGGCAATCGAGCGCACAGGCGGGCGATACATCCTTGCCGATGCGCTGCACCTGATCCTTACCCGCTACCACCATTTGTGGGTGGTGATCGAAGACGGTAAAATTACTGCCGCCATGACAACGGCGTTCATGGATTACCCGCGCGGACGTTGGCTTTCCTGCCCTTTCGTCGCGGGAGACGGCATGGATCGGTGGCTTGCCCCGCTCCTGGACACGCTGCACCGCTTCGCCCGCCAGTGGAATTGCGTGGGCATTGAGGCCGGAGGCCGCAAGGGTTGGGAAAAAGCCCTTGGCGCCGACGGATGGAAGCCGGAGTTCGTCGTGTTCGGGAAGCAGTACCATGGCTAAAGGTGGCGGCAAGCAGCCGACGGAGACCACGCAGCACGTCTATCAGTCGTCGCTGCCTGAGTACGCGAAGCCCTATTACGAAGACCTGATGAAGCGGGCGCAGCAGGAAACTGCCCAGCCCTATCAGGCCTACCAGGGGCCGCGTGTTGCCGGGTTCAATTCGGACCAGCAGGCGGGTTTCCAGGCCGCGCGGGACTATGCCGGCGCCGGGACTCCCGAAGCGCTGACCAATGCGTCCGGCGGCATCACGACGGCGATGGGCAACGTCGCCGGCATGTCCGATTTCAGCTACACGCCCGGCCAGATCAACGGCACCTACGCACCGACAGACTTCTCTCTGCAGTCGTTCGATATGAACTCGATCAACGACTACATGAACCCGTACATCGGCAACGTGCTCGATGTGGCGCGGCGCGATGCGATGCGCACGGCGGGTATCCAGCGACAGGGGATCGAAAGCCGCGCCGGGCAGGCGGGCGCGTTCGGCGGGTATCGTCACGCCATTCAGGAATCGGAACTCGACCGCGCGACCCAGGACACCATCGCGCGCTACGAGGCCCAGCTGCTGAAGGAGGGCTACACCGACGCCGCCAACCGCGCCGTCGATATGTTCAAGTTCGGCGCCGGTCAGGATCTGGAAAAGCAGCGGCTGGGCGAGCAGTCGAAGCAGTACGGCGCCACCTACCAGCAGACCGCCGACACGGCGAACCAGCAGAACCAGCTGCAGGCGGCGCTCGACAGCGCCAAGATCCGGCTGCAAAGCGCCTCCACGTCCATCGACGCGGCGAACGCGCAGGCGCAGATCGCGGCCATCGAGGATGAGATCCGCCGCAACCAGGCGAATGCGCTGCTGACCACCGGCGCGCAGCAGCAGGCCATGCAGCAGAAGCAGTACGACACCGCCTATGAGGACTTCACCAACCAGCGCGACTATGAACGCCAGAACCTGCAGTTCCTGTCGGGCATCCTCAACGGCGTCCCGGTATCGGCGAACTCGAATGTGATGACCTACCAGGCGCCGCCGAACCAGATGAGCCAGATGCTGGGCATGGGCCTTGGCGCCGCCGGACTGTGGGGATAGGCCATGAACCTGATCGACATCCAGGACCAGCTGAAGAACCTGTCCGATACGGACCTTGCCCGCCAGGCCCAGACGCCGACCGGCCAGGTGCCGCAGTATCTGCTGCTGACCGAACTCCAGCGCCGCAAGCAGATGCGCACGGACTACGCCGCCCAGCAGGCCAAGCAGAAGATGAGCGACACCACCGTCGCCGATCGGTACATCAACGACGCGATCCAGACCCAGAACCGGGCGGATGGCGTCGCGGGTCTGCACGGGCGCGGCACCACCACCAATCCGGCGGACTATGCGGGCGGCCAGATGACGGCCCTGCGCGGCTACAAGGAAGGCGGTCTGGTGAAGCGCTTTGCCGAGGGCGGCAAAGTCAGCAAACCCGGCTCCCAGATGGAGATGCTGCGCTCGATGAGCCTTGACCAGCTGGAGGCGCTGATCGAGCAGGGCGGCGGCATGTTCTCGCCGACGCTGGTGAAGCAGGTCATGCAGGAGAAGGAAGCCGAAGCCCCGCCGCGCAAGCCGGGCTGGTCGCGCGACAAGCTGTTCGACCTGTCGGGCCGGTCTGGTTTCGCGGACCAGGACGCCGGCACGCCGATCAACCTCACCCCCGTCTCCCCTGAAGATCGCGCTGCGGTCGGTGGGGCTTTCGAGGAGGGCGCCCCGCAGGGCATCATGGCTGCAATGAAGGCCGCAAAGCCAGTCGTCAGCGCCGCGCTCGAACCCGCGCGCCTCATGGGCCAAGGGGCCATCGGGCTGGCGAACCGGGCGGGTGATCAGGCGAAGGATCTGTGGCACGCGGCCGGGCATGCCGGCAACTGGCTGTTCGGCCTGGGCCCGTACACGGGTGACCAGCCGGACCCGGAATCGACGCCCATCGCCGTGCGCACCGCCGGAAACAATCCGGTGAACGGCACGCCAATTCCCGTGACGGGAAACCCGGCCATCCCCAAGCCGCGCGTGGCGGTCACCCCCCATGCGCCGAACCCCATGGCAGCAGTAGCGCCGTCGCTGACCCCCGGCATCGGCGGGGATGGTGGTATTGCGGGCATGCCGGACTCACCCTCGAGCGGCCCGGCCGGGGACACCCTGGCGGCGGCCAGCGTGGCGACCGCGCCATCGACCACGGCCGAAATGTTCCAGAACATGATGGGCACCGTTCAGGGCAACAACCCGGAACCGGATATGTCGGGCATCGCCGCGCTGCGTAACCGCAGCCAGATGGACCCGAAGAAGATGGCGCTTCTGGCCGCCGGCGCCGGGATGCTGTCGGGCACGTCGCCGTTCTTCGGCGTCAATGTCGGGCAGGGCATGGCCGCCGGTCTGGGCACCTACGCCAAGGTCAAGGGCGACAACGCCGACGACGACGTGGCGCTGGAGAAGCTGCTGGCCGACGCCCGGATGGGTGTCTACCGCCAGCGCGGCGACGACGCCCGCACCGCCGCCAGCCTTGTCGGCTACGACATGAGCGCCGAGAACGCGCGCCAGGCGGGCATGCCGGCAGAGGTGCGCACGCTGCAGGCAATGGGCCTCCCGGTGACGATGGAAAATGTCGGGCGCCTCGCGGAAGCGCAGTATGGCCCCAAGATGGCGGCCGCGATGATGCGCGTCGGCGCCACCTATTCCGGCCAGGGATTGCGGGATGAGAACGCCGACCGGAACGCGATGCTGGAATATGTCGGCAAATACATGAAGGCCAACAACCTTCAGGTGCTGACCGGCAAGAAGTCGGCCGCGCAGCTGGAGCAGGAGGCCGTCCAGTCCTATCACAATCTCGTCGGCGGCCGCCCCGCCCCGACCGTGTCTGGCGGCGCTCCGGTCGGCGGCGACAGTGGCATCGTGAACCTGGACATCTAGCCGATGGCAGCCTTCCGTTTCCGGGTTCCGGATTTCGACAACGTCTTCCAGGTCGACATCGCCGGCGATAAACCGTCGCCGGAGGAGATGGCGCGCATCAAGGCGTCCGTCTCCCGCTACCGGGATCAGCAGCGGCGCAAGGACATTCCGCTGTTGCCGAGTGTGCTCAACGAGCTCGAGGCGGGTGGTCGTAACTATGCCGCCGGCATGGCCGACATCGGCGGTGCCATGGGCATCGACGGCGCGGCCCGGTGGGCGAAGGAACAGCACGACAAGGCCGACGCGCTTTCGCAGGAGTCGGCGCTCCCGCAATCTTACAAGGACGTGGACGGCATCGGGTCTGGTCTGGGCTACCTGACGCATCTGGGTGTGCAGTCGTTGCCCTATCTGGGTGAATTCGCGGCGGCCGCCTCGACGCTTGGCGGGTCGGAGATGGCACTGGGTGCGGGCCGACTTGCGGCGCGGGGACTGGGAAGCCGGGCCATCGCGCGTGAGACGGCGGCACTGTCTGCCAAGGGGGTGGCTGAGAAGGAAGCCGCAGGGCTGGCCGCCGAGAAGGTGGCGCAAGGTTACGCGCGGACGGGCGCCGGTGTTGTCGGCACCTACCCGTCGAGCCTGGGTGCCGTGCTGAGCGCGCAGCAGGATCAGAATGGCCAGTACAACCCGTCGACCGCCGTCCCGTTGGCCCTTCTCTATGCCCCACTCAACGCGCTGGGCATCGAGGGCCTGATCGCCCGCGGTGTTCCCAAGGCCGGGGCAGGGCGCTTTGCGACGGGTATCATGACCGGTGCCGAGTCCATGTTGTCCGAAGGCGGTGCCGAAGGCCTGCAGCAGGGTCTCGAGGAAGCCGGCCGCGCGTCGGTGGATCCGAACTATGACCCGCTCTCCCCCGAGGCCAAGGACCGCTACATCGAATCCCTGATCGGCGGCGCGGCCCTTGGTGGCGGCATTGGTGCGGTGACGGGTGCGGCCAGCAACGAGCGCGGCCGGAACGAGCGCGTCGAGCAGACGCTGCGTAACGCCAAGGACCAGAGGGGCGCGTCGGCAATGCGCACGGTGGAGGGGTTGCTCAACGAGCAGGACCGGCCGCTGGTGCCGACGGCGATCGACTTCGACCCGGCGCCCGGCGAGAACGCGGCGATGTACGCCAAGCGCCAGATGGACACGCTGGCGAAGATCCAGGGCGCGGCCGTGCCCGAGGGTCCGTTCACCATGGCGCCGACCGCCGGCGGTTTCGAGATCCGCGGCATCAACGGCGTCATCATGGGCAAGCCGGCGCGCACCGAGGCAGAGGCCCGCGACCGGATCGGCGTCTACGACAATTACGGTCTGGATCAGGCCGTCGGCGTCGCCAAGAAGCTGGACGAGATGAAGGCGGGCAAGATCCCGCGCGCCTATACGCCGGGCGATGTGCATGCGCTGGCCGGCGAGCGGAATATCCTGACCGATCAGGATCCCGCCTTTATGGATTTCAGCGAGCGGCTGACCGGCAAGCGGCACCTCGACGACATGGACCCGGCGGACGTGGCCAAGGTCGGGCAGGCCCTCGAGACCTATCCGCGCTACGAGAAGCCGACGCCGATCAGCGCCGCGCGCCCGGTCACCACCATGCCGGAATCGCTGGTGCCGAAGGAGGAACCTCTCGACCTCACGGCGGCGGACGAGGCTCCCATGGATCTGGCGGCGTCCGACATTGTCCCGCCGGATGAGCCCCCGCCGCCCGACAATGGGGATCAGAGCGAACCACCCCCACCGCCGCCCGCAGGCGCGTTGCTGGCTCCATCGCCGGTGCTGACCGAGGGAATGCCGGAAGCCCCGCACGTCACCCCGCCGCCCGTAGCCGCGCCCGTCGTGTCCGAGGACACGGGTGGCCGGTGGAAGGTGGACATCGGTGGCACGGTCTACCGCGGCGATCAGGGGAAGCCGTTCACCAGCAAGGCGCAGGCCGATGCTTTCGCGGCAACGCGCGCGCCGGAGGTTATTCCCGCCAAGGTGAAAAACCCACCCCTTGTGGTCCCGGAAGGCGACGGCACCAAGAGCGCGCCGATGAAAATCGAGGCGCCGGAACACCTCGATACGGCCGTGTCCCAGATTGCCGCGCCAACCGAAGCGCAGAAGGAAAGCGGGAACTACAAGAAGGCCCACGTCAAGATGGGCGGCCTCGATGTCACGGTCGAGAATGGCAAGGGCTCGACGCGCTCCGGCAAGGATCCAGACGGCAACGAGTGGTCCGTCGAGATGCCTGCCCACTACGGCTATGTGAAGGGCACTAAGGCGGCGGACGGCGAGCAGTTCGACGTCTACCTGGGTGACAATCCGAAAGCCGACAAGGTGTGGGTGGTCGACCAAATCGACCCGAAGACCGGCAAGTTCGACGAGCACAAGGCGCTGCTGGGCTTCGATACGCAGGACCAGGCGCTCGCCACCTATGACGCGGCATTCAGTGATGGCAGCGGTCCGGCCCGGCGCGGTGCGGTCACCGAGATGGGCCAGCGCCAGTTCCGCGACCTGGTGAAGAAGGGCACGCAGAAGAAGCCGCTGGCCTATGGCAAGCCGCAGAAGGTCCAGCCGGCCGCGTTCGACACGGCGCCGCACCTCGACACCGTGCGCGCCTATGTGAACCAGCCGGACAAGCCGTCGCTGCAGTTCGCCGTCGTCGGCAAGAAGCACGGTCTCACCCCGAACGAGGCGCGCGCGGTGCTGATCAAGCTGGCGAGCGAACCGAACTCCGGCCTGTATGTGACCCGCCCGAAGAAGGACAAGGACGTCCGGGTAATGCGCAAGATCGCGCGCCCGACCGACCATGTGCTTGCCTTCCTGGCGAGCAAGGGCGGCATCCGGAACGACGAAAACCACGACCTGATCAAGGGCCGCGGCCTTCAGTACACCGTACCCGGCTATGGCCCGCTGATCCGCAAGACCGGCATGAGCATTGATGAGGCCGGCGAGGCGCTGCACGAGGCGGGTTTCTTCGGTCCGCCCGAGACCACGCCGCGGCCGACTGAGGACGAGGTGCTGCAGCTGCTGGAGCGCACCGCCGGCGGCAAGAAGATCTATCCGCCGGAGCGCCAGGCCGAGGTCGATGCCGAGAACGCGGCCAAGCGGGACATGGCGCTCGAGCAGGAGATGCGCGCCGACATCACCACCGCCGCCGCCGATCGCAACGTCACGCTGACCGATGCTGACCGGAGCGCCATTCTCGATATAATGTTGGCGAATCCGGACCTGACCGCCGACGAGGCCGTGGTCGAGCGCCTGGAAGCGACGGCGGCCGAATGGCTGGACAAGGACAGTGAGGCGAACCCCGATGGACAATACGACGCCGACGAAGAAATCTGGCCGCCGCTGGAGACTGAACCGGCCCGGGGCGATAGCGAAGCTGGAGCGGGCATCGAAGGATCCCAAGCTGCCGCCGGAGAACCGGATGGGCAGTCGCCGGGCAGCCGAGAACCTGAAAAAGCTGGAAGCCTACGACCGGAAGAAGACGTCCGAGACCTGAGTGTCGGCGACGTTATCGGCGCAGCCCCTGAGACAGACGAGGCGCGCGCGGCACGCAAGGCCAAGGAGAAGGCAGAGCGCGCCCAGGCCGAGGTGCGGGTGCTCCAGCAGCAGTCCAAGATGCGCCGCGTCGGACAACAGTCTGTCGGCGATCAAGCCGGCGGGCTGTTCTCCAACGAGCAGAACCAGAACGACATCTTCGGCGATGACGAGATTCCATTCAGCCTGACCGACGCCGCCAACGTCCGTCAGGTCGAGTACGCCCCCGAGTTCCAGGAGGCCATGCGCGACCTGCAGGCGGCGCTGCGCCAGCGGCTGGACGGCTACGGCCTGAAGGACATCGGCCTGCGGCTGGTGCGCGCCCTGCCGACGAGCGGAAAGGGCAAGGTCGGCGAGGGCTTGTTCGTTCACCGGCTGATCGCCATCGCACAAGGGATCGCCGACCCGAACCTGTCCACCGGCCAGCAGCTTCAGCAGCTGGCGGCCGTGCTCGACCACGAGACCATTCATGCCCTGCGGCACCTTGACCTGTTCACCGAGGGCGAGTGGAACGCACTGGTCTACAAGGCGAAGCAGACCAAGCGCGCCGGCGATCCCAAGGGTCGGTCCTTCCACCAGGAAGCGGTCGAGAAGTACAGCAAGATCCCCCACTACGCCGGCAACGTGGAGCTGTTGAACCAGGAGGCGGTCGCGGAGATGTTCCGTGCCCATGCCAACGGCACGCTGCCTCTCGCGGGCCAGCCGCGCAGCCTGTTCGAGCGCATCCGGCAGTTCTTCCGGCGCTTCGGCGAGGTGCTGAACGGCCGGGGCTTCAAGACGCCGGAGCAGGTGTTCCGCAACATCCAGTCGGGCAAGATCGGCGGCCGGGAGCGCGGCAAGGTCCGGACCCTGCGTGAGTTCCAGAACCGCACGCCCGTCCGGCGCGCGTCCCCGGCGACCAATGCGGCCGACTTCGACCAGCGCATCGAGGATCGCGGCGCGGGTGAACTGGATCCGCGCATGCGGGCGGCGGCACACCCGGACCTGATGGGCCGGGCAGGGGCGTCGGCACTATCGACGGCGGTCACCGAGGCCGAGAGCCACGGGGCCACGGCTGACTTCTCGCCGGGTATCAGTTCGGCGGGCCATGGTAGCTCGACGGCGTCGTTCTCGTTTCCAGCGGCTGACCAGAACCAGATCGACAGCACGGCGGCCGAGGTGTTCGAGGGGGCCAAGGGTCGCAACCTGCCGTTCGCCTATGTGGCCGAGGAATCGGCGCCGGGTCCGAACACCCGGCCGGGCATCCGGATCGACGGCCCGGTGGATGCGGCCACGGTCGCGCGCCTGAAGAATGAACTGCCCGGCGATTTCGACATCAGCCCGGACGGCATCGACTATGTGTGGATGCCCGAGACCGCCATGAAGCCGGAGCAACTGCTGGGCTTCAACACGGCGGCGGACCTGCGCGAGCATCTGGACGGCCAGCGCCGGCAGGTGGAGATGGCGGCGGCCCGCGCGGGTGTGCCGGTCCAGCACTACAACGTCCTATCGGCAGCACAGGGAGACTTCGATGCCGCCATCCAACGGCTCCGGGGCAAGCACACCGCCTACGACCCCGCAGGGAATACTGTCGAGCATGAAGCCTGGGGCCAGTCCCCAGACACCCTCGTCCTCCGGCGATTCCTTCACGATCACGGCTGGGAAGCCAAAGCGTCCCCGGAAGATACGCGCCGGATTCGCCAGCATCTGACCGACCTGTGGCAGCGGGAGTACGCGCCGTTCGAGAATGAGGCGGACACCAAGCTGCAGCATGTCGCCCAGTTCAAGCCGGGCGCGCGGGGATTGCCGTCGGTGCTGATGTCGCTGGGTCAGACCGCGCAGCCGCAGACCGAGACCGAGGCGTTCAAGCGCTGGTTCGGCGACAGCAAGGTGGTGGACGAGCACGGAAAGCCTCTTGTGGTCTACCATGGCACCACGTCCAGCTTCGACCAGTTCCAGCCCGGTAGCTATTTCACCGCCGACCACGATGAGGCCGGTGCCTATACCTTCCACAAGGAACTCGGCGCCCGCGAGCGGGCCACAGGCAAATACCGCGTGATTTCCCAGCCAGACCTCGCGGGCAAGCGCCTCGAGTATTGGGGCACACTTTCCGACATCGACCGCCCCGTCAAAGGCAGGTTCTATGCCACAGACAACGGCGTGTTCCGCTCTGAGGGAAATGGGCGGTGGGCCGTGGTAAATGACATCGTGCTGGGCGACTATAACGAAGCGACCGACACCATTCGTGTGGTGCCTGGCGATGCGCGCGCAGAGGCGCAGGAAGTCGTCGATGAATATGAGGCTTTCGTGCAGAGCAGGTTCCCCGGCGGGGACGGCGGCAATGTCATGCCGGTTTATCTTTCGATCAAGAACCCCAAGCGCATGTCTGCACTGGAAGGAAACCGACTGGGCCGCCGCGTCGGCGCCGATGATGCCAGCGTGACCCGCGAAATCGCGGCGCTGAAGGCGCAGGGTTACGACGGAATCGTCACTGAGAGTGACGACGCCTACTTCGCCTTTAACCCATCCGAGCCCCGCCCGACCCATTACATCCCGTTCGATCCGGAGCAGATCAAGTCCGCCATCGGCAACCGCGGCACCTTCGATGCCGCTGATCCGCGCATCCTGTTCTCCTACGTCGACGAGGATCCGAACTTCACCCAGACCGCCAACGATGCCATGAACAAGGTGTCGGGCCGGTCGGACAACATGACGTTCGGCCAGTCGATCATCAACGCCACCCGGATGCGCCCGCTGATGTGGTTCCGGCAGAAGGCGATCGACAAGTACGCCAAGATCGACGAGAACGCCCGCGAGATGGCCAAGATCATGGGCGATGAGTGGCTGCAGGCCGACATGAGCGCCGCTGCTGCTGCCTACCTGTCCGACCGCGCCAACGGCTTCACGGCGGCGGCGATCAAGAAGGGCATCCCGAAGATCATCCAGACCGCGCGCGGCGGCGCCTACACCAAGATCGTCGACGGCGGTGACGGTGGCCTGATCGACATCTTCAAGCCGCTCTATGCCGACCCGAACGGCAACCTGGTGCGCCAGTGGCACGCCTACGCCATCGCGCTGCGCGAGGAGCGGTTTGCCAGCGAAGGCCGCGCCGTGCTGACCACGCCCGCCGAACGCCGGGCCATCATCTCCGAGGTGCAGCGGCTCTACCCGCAGATCGTCGACACCCACCAGAAGTACCAGCGCTATTCCGGGGCCGTGGCGCAGTATCTGGTCGACACCGGCGTCATCGCGCAGGGGCAGAAGGATCTGTGGGTCTCGAGCAACGACTATGTGCCGTTCTACCGCCAGCTTGAGGGCGACGAGACTGCCGGCCCGACGCTGTTCCATGGCCTGTTCGACGTGAAGGCCCCGAAGCGCGCAAAGGGCTCCGACAGCCAGAAGGTCGACGACCCGATCGAGACCATCGGCAAGAACCTGCAGGCGGCGATCACCGCCGGCATGAAGAACGTGGCCGCCCAGCGGGCCATCAACGACGCCGTCGCGCTTGGCCAGGCCCAGGACGTGCCGAAGCAGCGCGGCACCCACACGGTCCGGTTCAACGGCAAGGAGCGGCACTTCCAGGTGTTCGACCCGCTGCTGCTGGACGCCATGGTCCATATGTTCGACGGCAAGATGATCGGCCTCGAGATCCTGGGCAAGCCGGCGTCGCTGCTGCGCGAGCTCGTGACCCGCGATCCGGGATTCATGCTGGCAAACATGCTGCGCGATACGGCGGCCGCATGGGGCGCGTCCGGCGCGCGATTCATCCCGGTCGTCGACACCGCCATCAACTTCGGCCGGGAGGCGGGCAACGTCCTCACCGGCAACACGTCGACGCTGATGGAGCAGCTGGAAGCGCTGGGCGTCACCGGCGGCTACGACTTCGCGGCCGACCCGAAGGATCTGAAGAAATATTTTGAGCGCCAGATGCAGTCGCAGAAGGCGCTGAAGCGGTCGCCCTGGGACAAGTTCCGGCTGATCTGGGACAAGACCGGCGAGGTCACCACCGCGTCCGACGTGTCGACCCGCATGGCCATCTACAAGGACGTGCTGCGCAAGAGCGGCAGCGAAGCGGAGGCGGCTTACCAGGCGCTCGAGCTCATGAACTTCGGCCGGCGCGGATCCTCGCCCGTCATGCGCTACCTGACCGC